AATATCCTTACAAGTCTAATTTTGTTAATCTCGCAGAAATATTCCTTTTTGTCATCCCTCTGTAATTGATTCAAAAACTTTTGTCTCGAATTAGAGTGAAAAAATTTATTAAATTTGTAATGTTGATTGCCATCAACCTCTACTGCAATTTTTTTATTTGCATTATAAAAGTCTAATGTCATACGAGTTCCAACAACTGGCAACTCTTCAAACACAATGTCTGCTATCCAATGGCGGTGCAAAAGATCTTTAACTCTTTTTTGTATTTTAGAGCGACATTTTTTGTCCCAATCAATCAAATACTTTGTTGAGTTCTTAAGCTTTTGTTCACGACCATTTGAGGTCATGAAAATCATTGTAGGATTTCTTTCTTAACAAGATTCTTGAGAACGTTCATCACATTTTCATCATCCTCAAGGTATTTATAAAGAGATGCCATGCCTTGGAATTTTGGAGTGAGTTCAATCCCGTTTTCCTTAGCGAATTCAATAGCGTCTTCTTCGAAAGAGAACCAAGCTCCACTCTTCTTAATGAACTCCCATTGCATCAACATCTCAACAACCTCCCTTTCAACCCAGATAGACTTACCATCGAGTCTTCCATGCTTAATGGGATAAGCAACCGTCTGACCAGTTGTTTCATTTGTTGATTTACAAATTAGAATTTTAGCTTGATGGCCAAGAATTTTATTTTGTGGTCCGGGCTGCTCGTTTTGTTTCTCCAAGATTCTATCACTCTTGTTTTGCTTACCGAATTGAAGAATCCAATCTGGATAGTGAAGAGCTGCATTGCCACCGCTAGAATTGGTTTGGTTGTTTGGATCACCCTTAGCATAAGGTGTAACACTGATCGACGACCGAACCTGAGAGATCAATATACAAATATGACCAAACTTTGCCATCCCAATACTAACTCGCTTTAAGAAATCTGAAGTCATCAAAGCACCAGCAGCGACTTTAGCTGCGTCACTAGTTGTCTTTTCTAATTCAGCTTTAGGAAGCAAGCCATCCATACTGTCGATGACAATGCAAAATCTTTCATTCTTAGGGGCATTCTTTAATAGACCTCTAAGATAATCAAAAACTGTATCAAATACATTACATTCAAAAACTAAACAAGTTCCCTCATCCCATTCCTTTGGATCAAGGACAAACTTTAATCCAGAACGTTTTTGAACATCTGAAGATAAACGACCTTCAGCTTTGATAAATAATCCTTTAGAGCAATCTACAGTCTTAAGCATGTTGTGCATTACCTGTAGAGCCTCATTTGTTTTACCACCCTCGTTTGCTCCAACAAACCTGTGAACTCCAGCAGCGAAACCACCACCAAGATATGAATCCAAAATCAAAGAGCCACTAGAAACCTGATAATCTTCAGCTGTTTCTTGAAGGTTATAATGATAGTCCTTATTGCTTTTAAAAAAGCTTTCCGTATATTCTTGTGTCGTAATCTTACTCATCTAAAAAATCTCTCAAGGTTTTTCTTCTTTCGGTAACAATATCTTCTCCTACTTTTTCATTCAAGTCAACCATTTTCTCTGAATTAATTGGCTTGTAATAAAATTCTTTGTGCTTCCTCTTTAAATATTCTAAACCATCTTTAGTTAGAAAATATTTAATTGACCCCTGTAGTTTAAAAGGGGGTTTTACTTTTGAAAGAAAATCAATGTCATTATTAAAGGACTTGAAGATTTTTGAAGCTGTCATTATATCCAGCTTGTAATCCGAAGACTTCCCATCATCCAGCATCCTCTTAATAAAGTCTTTTCTCTCTTGGAAAAAACTAGGAGCTTTACTAGGCTTTTTATTGTTTTTAAATTCAAAGCCGCAAGAGCATGAACGCGAAGCAGCAGAACAATGCTTGTTACATTGTGGACACGATTTAATTCCCCTTGGCACTAATCCAAATTAGTATTCCAATAAATCTCTGTCAACCATTTTTCTGACAAGATTAATAAAATCAACTTTAGGCTCCCAGTTTAAGTCTCTTCTAGCGGCAGTAGAATCACCTAACAATAACTCTACTTCTGCTGGTCTATAGAACTGAGGATTGATTTGAACTAGCGTCTTGCCTTCATGAATATACTTTTCGTTAAGACCATAGCCCTGCCAGTGACATTGTTCTTTTGCAAATCCAGCAAAGTTAAATGATTCTTCAATGAACTCTCTAATGGTGTGAGTTTCATTTGAAGATAAAACATATTCTTTAGGTTCTTCTTGGTTAAGCATCAGCCAAACACCTTCCACAAAGTCTTGTGCATCACTCCAATCCCTTTTGGCATCTAGATTGCCTAATTCAAGAGGCTTGAAATCACCATTGACGTATTCATTTTTAATACGAGCTACATTCTTAGTAATCTTGCGAGTAACAAACTCTTCTCCTCGACGAGTGCCTTCGTGGTTAAATAACCAACCTTGGATAGCGAAAAGTTTATAGGACTCTCTCCAAACCTTTACCATGTGCCTCGCACTAGCCTTAGAAACACCGTAGGGGCTTCTTGGGCGTAATGGATGAGTTTCTGACTGTGGAGTTTCAACAACGTCTCCAAACTCTTCTGAGGAGCCAGCATTGTAATAACGACATTTTGGGCAATGCTTACGAATAGCTTCGAGCTGATACAAAACAGCCATTGCGTTTGTCTGCATATGATTAACTGGTTGAGTCCAACTCACACCAACAAATGAATTAGCCGCGAAATTAATAAAGTAATCAGGCATTTCCTTAGAGATTACTTCTTCTGTATTGGCTTGATCAGCAACATCTAAATCAATCAACCTAAAACGAGGATGACTCATTAAGTGAGAGATATTCTTGTGATTCTTAACACTTAAACGACGAATACCAGCAACAATAGTATGTTCAGTATTCTTGAGTAGGTAGTCTGCCATAAAACTACCATCTTGCCCCGTCACACCTGTAATAATTACCTTCTTCATGTTTTAAATTCTAACTGATCACTTTCTGGAAAAAATTTATTTCTAAATCTTTGTTTAGCATTATATCTTTCCATATTACAATCATCAACTTCTTTGGCAGTTATTTTACCATAACGAGCTTGGTCAACTGCATCAAAAGTTTTCTGATTAACTAAAACCATGTCTTCATATTCTTTGGATAAAATTAAATCATCCCAAAAATCTTTAGAAAATTGACTTGATAAATAAGCAGAGCAGTCAAGCCAAAGTTCTGTTTGATCTGGATTATTATTCTTCTTGACTTCTAGGATAGCCAAGTAATCAAAAGCATATCCTTCATCTACCTTTAACTTAATCATTATATTTTATTGTAAGAATAAGTGCATCCAATATCAAGATCAGTATCATTATAATACTGCCAACCATAATCTACCCATCCAAACAAATGATGATTAGGAGACAATGGATTGAATTTATTTAAATTCTCATTAAATTGACCAGAAGCTAAATCAATAATTAGCTTTTTGTTTATATGAGGATAGCAATTAGCTATATTCATCATCCCGCTATTAACACCGATAAAAATAGCAGAAGTAGAAATCTCTTTAACTGTGTCCCACATATTTAATCCACGGGAATCATTTACACCACAATCAACATCGCCTTTCCCTCCTATCTGAACAATATTATAATTAGAATATCTCTCTTTAATCTTTTCAATTATCTTATGGGAAAAAATTGATTTCGAACTAATACCCTGAGAATGTAAACAAATTTTATTTTGTATTACGTGTTTCGGCTCTTCATTAAAATAAAGCCTAGGAGATCTACAATATATTTTTGGAAATTTTAAAACAGAATTCATTAATTCTGCTCTGCTTAAGTAAGTGCCAGAATCCCAAGATAGCTTCCACAAATCAATAACTTGATCAGGTTTAACCCCTCTTTCAATGTATGGATTTTTATCAAGAGTCCAACAATGAGAAACGTCAATTAATTTGATTCCATGATTTTTATAAAAATTTTCTGGAATATGAGAAAATTGAACTTTATCTCCTACTCCCAATATATCTGGTATTACTATTCCTAATTTTTCCATAACTAATCACACCACCAATATAAAAAAATGTCTGGATCTTCAATCCTACAAGGCTTATCTATGCCGTTAATGGGTCGAGGTATTTTACAAAAATAAGGGTCAAAATCTAACTTATCTTTTCTTAAAAAACAAATCTCCAAAACTTGCGGAAGAACTCCCTTTTCTGAATCATAGACTATTCTATTATTATTCGCATGGATATGATAAATGTAATAATGCTTATTTAACTTTTTAAATACATTTAACATTTCAACCGTAGGCTCATGAAGATCATGGAATTCAACGCTTAGTTGAGAAAAATGTTTAAAATAAGAATCATTTACTTTAGAAAATAATTCATACTCAGCACCTTCAATGTCTATTTGTCCGAGAATATCTGTTTCATCTTTATGTCCATTTTCTTCAATATGCTTTAAAGCATTTTCGGAAGAAACATAACTCTTTTTATAAGTAAAGTTTTCGTGGTTTTGGGGAAGCTCATCTAGATTATCGTCATATAGATATACTTTTTTCCCAGCTTCAGCCATTTGTAAATCGAACAAAATGTTTTCAATAAACACGCCTACACCTAGAGAATAAACAATTTGAGACTCTTCAGTAAATTTTTTTAGTAAACCATAGCCACCATCTCTATTTGGATTACCATACCTACGCATAGTGAAGGGAATCGCATATGGCCTTAATTCATCAAGTATACTTTCGACTATCTCTAATTGAGTCATAGTTTAAAAACTTCTTTAGTTGAGGTATTATATGGAAATATTGAAGAAATTCTATTTTCTAAAATATTTTTTAAACCAACCGCAAAATATTTAGGATCAGAATAAAGTGGTAACCCACGCTCTTGGAATGGTAGCCACCTTGCCTTAATCATTGGATGAGTAACTCCAACTTGAGAATAATAATCTGCTGTTTCAATAGTTGGAACACCATTTGAATAAGCCATATACTTAAAACCCGAATCAATAGTAACGAAAGCTTTGGCATGCAAAACAGTCTGACAAGCCTTAATAACAGATTGACAAACAACCTCTACTTTATCTAAGACATCAGAATATCTTTCTTTTTCTTCTTCTGTGCAAATAGCAACTAAATTTTGGTCTACTTCATATAAAGCATTTACCAACTTAGTGATATAGTCTTTCTTAAGATTTTTTGGCTCCCAAAGATTATGAGTTAAATGCAAACAAACATAATCTTTCTTCTCATACCTT